TACCAAGGCCTATAAAATACCCCTTTCTTTCTTAATTCCTTATGCTTCACGGGAGTTATATTGACCTGCGTCTTCCTAAGGTGTCGCAATATGGAGTGCTTACAGACCTCATAAGCAATATCCTCCCTTGCATCCCAGCCTATGTAGATGTTATGCATTCAATAACCTCCATGCCGTGCCATTCCTTATTTCTTCTAGTGTGAATTGATTATAACTTATGAATTTAATTAACTTCTCTACTTGATGTAGAGAAGGAACTTGTATAACCCCTGCGAGTAAGCTTTGTATGTCGTTACCGCTCCAACCATACGCCACGCTATAACTAGTGGCGATTACTGGGACTCTCCTTAATGAGGCATCCACGGCCACATTACTGTTGAATGTAACCACGCAATATGCACCGTCTAAATCGAGTTCTAATGCCGTGGTATCTGTTTTCTGCCTGATTTTTACTGGCCTATTGAGCTTAGATAGTTGATTAGCGGTATCCTCCGTCCATTTACCTGGTTTTGAACCTAGATATGTTTCGATATATTCAGTTGGCGGGCAGATTAAGATATGGCCCTTTGGATTATGACTACTCTTATCGGATATGGTGAATTTTAACCTCTCCATCCTATCACCAGGATGTTTAAACTTATTACTATATTTTGCCTGTAATCCGTTTTTACTTATACGGTAATATCCATCAAAGTGGTTAGGGTTTATATATCCTCTATCCACCTCATAATAATCGATCCCGTTTTTAGCATTATGATTAAATATATCCCCTGTCCCTCGCAATATACCATAGCCAACAGCAACATACTTGTTAGTAGAACTAATGTAATTAGAAGCCCATTCAGTGTGTTTGAGAATGTTTTGGGGAATGCCAGCATGTAGCGCCATGCTTACTGTTTCGTTAATCTGGTGGCCCGTGTGCCAAACGTACATCATTTAAACCTTCCGAACCACCAGAAGATAACCCAACTAAGGAGACAATATACCTAAAAAGTAATCTAATAGTAACTTATTGGATTGTTATGTCAACTATTTTTCCTTATCAATCTTCTTGCCTCTGCTATAGCGGCTTCCATCCTGTCACGTCTGGTTGTAATGTAAGGCCGTGAAGCGCAACCATAACTTAGTAAGTCGTACCAATGATCTTCTTGTTCTGTATCCGGCCCCTTTTCGGGGTGTCTTTCGTCTAATTGCAGATCTGGTACAGTCCGCCAAAAGTGCTTACATGATTCTGTAGCATAAAACATAGGCCCATCATCATCGCCTGCTATTCTAGTTCTGATCTCTTCAAAGTTATTAATCCTATCTTTTCTCGACTTCTCCATTAATAAGCGTCCGTTAGTAGCGTCATACATTCGCTCTTGTACGCTCTTCCCATCATGCTCTGACCACATAGCAGTGTCACCTACCCTGTAATCCATTTCCTCTCCCGCATCTTCTTCGATCTCCATAATCTGTTTAGCCACAACAGGACTTTCTAATCTGCAACCCTCGTTAGCTTTACCATTCCATCCATAATACTCACGATAAGCTATTAATGCGCCTCTAGGGATTAATCTTTCAGACCAATTGCCTTTCGCTTTAAGTATTAAATCATCCTCTACCACGCAGAACCAACCTACCGCGAAGGGTTTAGCTGAACCCCAATCTATCACCATGAACTTAGTCCATGACTGAGGAACTTCAAAATCACGTATCATATGCTTATCGCGCCTAAGCTTCTCTAATGCGGCCCCTGCTGTAATATCCCACAAGCCATACCTCATAGCCTTAACTAGATCAGGAGAGCCTAGACCTTGTAATCGCATTTCATATCCAGGATCATTTAGCATCAGGGTAGGGTTATCCTCTAATAATGCAGGGATATATTGCCTTAACATACCACCTTCCTCTGACGACATTTCTTTGACTTCAAAGGGTGTTAGCATATCAACGAAAGTCTGCTTAACAAATGTATGGCCAACATTACCAGGATTGCTGCCGCATATAATTTTAGGTAAGGTAAAATCTTCCCCAAATATTTGATGTATAATTGATGGGATGGCTGGCGGCATACGCACCCTATTGCGTAAAAAACGGTAAATGACATCAGTAAAATGGGTAAGCTCGTCAATAAGTAACACATGTATTTCTGCTCCTTGATATTTAAATCTGTCTTTCTCGTGTTGACAGTGTGATAGATGTATCTTTGAACCGTTCGACCATCTAACTTCACTATCAACTATTCTAACGTCCTCCGACGCTACAAACTCGGCTAACATATTCCTGAATCCACTCTCACCATCCATGTGGTTTGTAAATAGATCAGGGCTTAAACGTCTGAATAGATAAACTTGTAAGTTAGGTATGTACTTACATAAGAGAATAGCTATTACTCTAAGTAGATGACTCTTACCTCCACCAGCAGCACCACCGTATAATATCTCAGTGGCTTCAGTCTCTAATACGAATGTTTGCTTGGGGTGGAGATTGAAATTAATCATTGTTACACTTCGGAAGGTTTAAAAAAGTCTCCGCTCGTATCAATCATCCCAGCTATTTTCCTGATTATATTCATCTATTTCCTTCTTATCCCAGGGCGCTGGGTAATCATCATTCCATGGTTTATATCCTTGTACATGTATCGCTCTATGGCAAGGCTCACATACAGTAACTAAATTAGATTCTTTATTATTTGATCTGTCATAGTCTATGTGATGCACATGCAAATCATAATCTTTAAAACAAATACGACATCTGAATTTATCACGCTCTACTATCTTACTTCTTATATTCCACCAGCCATGAATATTTCTTATTCTATTCTTCTTCGCCATTACTTAACCCTATTGTATTTGATTAATAGGGCAAGATATTCCATTGCATATTGTGGCGGGTTGGTTCCCCATGCACTTACGGTGCGTGGATTAATATCAAATCTCCTTGCCAACTCCGCCTTAGTTATGCCAGCGTCTTTTAATAAACTTTTAAAATCATATATCATATTTCCCCCATAAGATATCTACTTATATAGATAAATTATGGAGCGTCGTCAAGCATTAATATGACAAAGTATCACCCTTTTTGTAACATCAAATCTTACTAACGTATATATAATCATGCATTATTTTATCCACCACCACATATTCCCACTCAGTTAAAAGTGCCATTACCCTCTCTTTTGATGACCCATACTTCCTCTGACACCTATCTTTAAGCTCTATGTATAGGATAGGTCGGTAGGTTTTAATTAACCTTTCAGCGCCTATTAATGCTTTATACTCACATCCTTCTACATCTAGCTTAATAAACAATGGTTGTTCGTTTATGTCGTCTAAGCATATAGTCTTGACGTCTAAACCCCGATCTGATACGTGCTGACATATACTTAAGCTATCTGTAGTTATCTTAACAGTTTCTTCTGACTTATCCCATACCACAGCGTTTATAAGTTCTATGTTATTTATACCTTTTAGGTTACTTTCTAGATATGCGAAGTTTATAGGATTAGGCTCTATAGCTATGACTTTCTTAGCTAGATATGCAAACTGTTTAGTCCAGGTTCCTACATGTGCACCACAATCTATTACCACGCCGTCTGGTACGTATTTCAATGCAACTAGAAGCTTATTTCTTTGGTATACCTCACCATCAAAATGCTTAAGCTTAACATCAGGAATAATCATTCCGGCTTTCCGTGGTAGTTCTTAGTTACTATTACTTGGGGATTTATGTTTGTTTGGGTTACGTCTTGTTTATCAGCCCAACCAAAACGATTCTTCATGTTCATATACCACAATGTTGGATTGAAATCTTTATCCTTAAGATTCTTACGTCCCTGTCTTTCCCACCAAGCTCGTGACAATTCACGACCTTTTTTTATGGTTAGTGAAAATATATCTTCCTCTTTAATCCAACGATCCCATAAGTCCTGCGAGAAACTACCTCGCTCTGTCCATATATAAGCTCTTATCTCAACATCTGAAGCACCTTCGCTATATTCATTTAATATATATAATAATTGCACATCAACTAGCTCACATGGTTCTTTTGGCCTTCCAACAGTATTAGTCATAGGCAAAACCTTTAAATTCTAGTGGATTCTATTTTCTTTTTAGCCATGATTTTTCCCCTTTTTTTTAAATCTCGAATGAATAAATATTCACTGAGTCTTTCTAGAGGCTTCGTTACTATTATAATTAGCACAACAAAACACAGAATGATTCCCATGTCCATAGTTAAGCATTTATTTCCCATACTGTAAATACAAAGATACATTCTTTTATATTACAACATCTTAGTTAAATGTCAATTAATCCGTTGTTAGGTCAAAACCTAGCTTAGGCTTTGGTGCTTCCATGGGCTGACCATCAGCGTCATAAATAATTATTAGCTCATATTCGCTTTCATAGACTTGTGGTACCGGACAACTACCATCCTCAAACCAACTATCCATTTATATCGCCCCATGAATGACCCATTTTTATCCTATTGATTGCTCGCCTACTTACTCCGAATTGTTTACCTAATACTCCTTGTTTAGCTCCTTCTTTAAGTAAAGCCTTTATACATTTAACCTGCTCTATAGTTAGGAGAGTATAGTTTCTTTTTGATATTTGTTTCATAATTTTCTTCTGGGATTTCCATCATCATCAAACCACTGGAAAGGCTCCCATCCTATATGCTCTACCTGCCCGCCACGGGTCTGTTTGTGTTTTTCTTTACTTCCTGATCCTACTAATCCAGTATGAGTACCTTTCCCGTTTATATGTCTACGTTCGTTCTGTCGTTCTATTGTTAATTCATCCATTTCAGCGTAGGCAATAACTCGCCTAGTTTTAGCCTTAACCCTGCTCTTATAGAAATCTCCCGTTATCTTTGCGAAAGAAATAAAATTAGAATCAGCCGACATTTTATACCCCATTACAATAACACTCATTCCTTTAGGCCAGTTTCTCATTACGTTTAATAATTTCTTGTTTTTTGGCACAAAATAAAATGGCGATCCTTGGATGGTGAATAAACTCTCCTTCACCTCTCCGAGCCGTGCACTAAACTTTAACCATTTCTTTTTCATTTCCGTAACTCTATTAAATATTGATCTAGCTGTATCTTTTCTTCTGGCGTTACTTCTCTACGATAGCTTATTAAGCCTATAGCTTTCTTTCTAGCTCTATTCTTTTTACTAGCTTCTCTATATTGAGCTTTGCGTTTTTCTGAACTCATACTATTTCCTTTTCGTAAAATCAGTCTCGTAATTTACCCAAGTTATATATAAATGCCCACAAACCAAGCAGGTTACAGGCATGGGATTCTGTTTCCACTCATAACCGCATTTCTGACATTTATAGTGAGCTAACATAAACTCTTTACTTAAATAGGTTCTTTAATATCCCTAATATAATAAATTCCTTTGTGGTAATAATATCCTAAAGTGCATTCATCAGTTTTAACTTCACAAGGAAT